AGTTGCTGTATTAACATTGGATAATGGTACAGCAACGTATGCAGCTAAATTGTACATTTGATAAAACGGATTTTGAGTAGTATGTAATTGCATATGACGTGTAATAGACTTCCAAGGCAACGAGATTTTCACAGATTGTTGAGAATTTGCAGATATCTGATGCCAAACAGGCCAGGTTGAAGAACCCTCAGGTTGTTGATAGGCGTTATCCAAACCTGTGACCATAGGACGAACCGGAATAATTACACGACCATAATGAAATTTAGTTCCGTTTATCTGGATTTCAAGTTCCATATCAGGTCGTATATATTGAATGAAATCAAGCTTATCAGTTATATTAGTAACATCTAACAACTGTTGAGGCATAATTACATTAAATAGTCCTGTCCGTATTACATTAGCTGATGCCCAAGTATATGTTCCCAGTAAATAAGGTCGGTTAAGAACTGCTGAATAGTCAGCAGGCATAACCGAATAAATAGCTGGTGGTATACTTTCCATCATGTTCTTTTCTCCTTCTTTATCTTCGTGTGGTATAGAAGAATCAAAGAATAGGGTATTAAATTCCCGATGAGAAGGATTATTCTCACCACTTTGTGCAACAAATTTGGTTTTCGTTCGTTGCACTTGTTTTACTTTTGGTTTACTTTCTCCTTCGCTTGTTTGTGCGATAAATTTTATTATTTCTTGTATTTCTTGTATAAATTTTGTAATGGAATTAATTAATTAAGGCACTCCTGGTGGGCCCATTAACGCACCAGACCCCCGATAGTTATTCAGAACCACTGCCTCCGAACATAAGCAACATAGTATCACTATCAATGACACTACCCCGATCACTATGTTCGTTGTTGAGGAATCCATAACGTTCAGGAAAAATCTTACTAAGACTAGTTTGATATGTAAACAACCTACTTGCTTTCATAATCAAACCCATCTCATTAATATTTTTACAGTAATTAACAAATTTTTGGTAAAATTCGTTAAATTTTTCCGTGCCGTAATTGCTCACTTCCATTAAAGTGGCATTAAAACGATTTAACTGATCCTCCATATTATATGGATCAGATTCACTCCACCGAGCTATTTCTGTAATCGTTTTATATTTAAGCCGTGGTAGATAATAATTATTCTTATCATCAAGTACAAAACATCTCTGTAAAAAAGATAAATCTTCTAATTGATAATAAGGACGCAAAATATCTTCCTTTTGTGCGCTTGTATACTCTACACCTAGATACCGCCAAACCTTTTGATAGAATTGACTATCAAATTGGTAATATCCAGTTCGTTTTTTAACAGAAATTAAATCATCATCGCCATAAAATTTTGCTTTTACGACGTCGTGAAACTCATCTAATGTGCCGAAACACAATAAATAAGCGTAACGTATGGCAAACATACCAGCTAAATTGTTAAAAATAGTTGTTAATGCTATACCAGATTTATTTCCTTGTCGTGCAAAATATACATAATTACCAACAATATGTCTGGAGTTCATGAATGTCGCAAAAATCACTCGACGAATCAAAGCATTTTCCATGCCATCATCGTAAAATGAATTAACCACATCACAAACATGCATCATATATTGTTGGCCAATTGACGCATCAAAATTTTTCCCATCGCCATTGATAAATTGATCAGAATTACTAAGTAAATCGCGAATCATTAAAGTCCATTCGTAGCTATTTGCATTAATACCTACAGACATTTCACCTTCTAAATAAATAGAATGACAAAATGCAATGAAGGTTCCAAAATACTTACGCATAAGCATATTGAAATCAACCGGACTAATTTGGAATACACGTGTTTTAACACTTTCTATTTTATCCAAATCACGAGTTTCATCTTTTAAAGTATCCATAAAATATGTTTCCTTTATAATACCAACTCGAGCTTTATTTTCGCGATCTTCAAATTCTTTCCGTACAAAATCACCCATTTCAAAAATTTTAGGTTCATCACTTAACATTTTAAAAAAGGGTAATTTCCCATTTGTATTATCAATTGTAACGTAGGGAAAACCAGCTGAAGTAGACATATCCATTGGTTTCAACAGTCCATATCCATTAACCGTTTCATAATCAGTTAAGACTCGCATTTCGGTATACGAGCTATGCCAATCATTCATTGTATTTAACATATGTTGTTTAATAATTTTAATAGAATCTTCATCGACCATATTTGATACGCGTGCTATTTTCTTTA